TGGTCATCATCCCAAGAAACTCATCTCTTGAAGCTTTAGCTTTAGAGTTATCTACGTTTATCGTTAGCGTTGCTTCTTTGGGCATACGGTACGGCTCCACTGCCTTCGTTTGTGCTATCTGACTCTTTTGCTTCTTTCTTATTCTGTCTTTCTATATAAAGGCCATCTACACGAATAATAACCTCAAAAAACAGTTCAGCATCATTTTGCTCGTAGATACTGAGGTACGCCAATATATCTGATGGAGCTATAGCCCCGACACCGAACCCAGACTGCCTGGACCTATGTAGCACACTGAAGCCATCAAAGAATGGCTTAACGGCAGAATTTATGACAGGCTTATTAAGTAGGGCCTTTGGAGTGGTCCCAGATGTGCTCTCTAGTTCCTCTAGAAAATCTTGCTTTGATGACCACTCTAAATCCCATACTAGCCTGTCATAAACTATTTTGCCAAATCTTCGAGTTCCTCCGCTCTGTAGTTGTCTAGATCCGTACCGAATTCCTGGACCCAGTCACGGAAATCATCGTCGTTCATCAGAGCTTGCATAGCTGTTTCAAAAGAGTAATCTACGCTTGAACCGTCGGCACACTGTACGTCGCTCCAATCTAGTAACAGATCGCGGGCGATAGATTCGCACATTATCTGCTTGCTCTGCTTGGCACTAATCTGGTTCTTTTCTATCTTCTTAAGGTGTGGGCGCTGCAAGCGACTAAGCGTCTGCTGGAACGCGTTGCTTGACGTGTGTGCTACCAAGAACTTGCCGCCGTTGTAGGTGCCCCACTCACCGTGAGCTCGCTTCTCTTCACTAACTTGATTTATTACAAAAGCCATTATGTATCTCCGAATTTGCTCCGTGCAATTGAATCACTTGGGCAGGGGCCACGGAGATAACCCTTTTCGACGTTAATCTAGTCCAAGCAAACTGGGAAACGCCCAGATTCATCTGGTTTATACTATTAATACAGTACCCAGTAACAACATGAATCTGGGTACGTCTTATAGGTTTATAGCCTCGAACCGATCAATAGAGATCATAGACTGCGTTGCGGGATCCAAAACAGCTCTCCACGTTGCGTCCAGGATGACGTCTTGATCCAAACCACCTGATACCACTGTTCCGGATTCAAACTTGACATTTGGTAGCGTGAATATGTAGTGGTTATTCTGCACGTCCTTGACTCTGAACGACAGGGCGAAGCCGGTGCCATTTAGGTACAGGTCATACATAGAGCTATCTTCAAAGTACAAACCTACGCTGCCAGATAGCTCTAATCGGCTTAATGCTATACCTAAATGGCCTAGCGATCCGATGCCGTCCTGCGCACGTAGGTTGTTGTTCATCTCTAAAGTAAGACTTTGGAAACTGGCTGTTGAGATGGTGTTATCTACCAGTATGTCCAGCACGTTACTGACAGCGTTCATAGGTGTATTGGTGAATAGGTCTGTTACTGTTTGACCTGTAATCTCAGAGGTAGACGTGACTTGACGTAAACCCATAAACCCGAAAGTACCTTGCAATATCTGTGCTGTAGCGAAGTCTAAGGACATCGACCCTGCTCGTACACCTTCAAAGTTGAAGTAAGTAGGTGTCGTGGCGTCCTGTAAGAACTTTTGAATAGTGAAGGACATCAGATCCACACCATTCTTGATGCTTCCGCTGTTGTCCAGTGTTACAGACGCTCCAGCTGCTTCTGTAGCTGTAAACGCGCGAAACGTGGTTAGCTGGCCAGCCGTAGAGGTCTTGACTCTAAAGAACCCGTTCAACGTAGGGTCTGCAAACCCGCCAACAGCTACCCACATACCTACCGGGAATACCGTTAGATTTTCGCCAACGGAGGCGTATGCTTGAAAGCCGCCATCGTCTAGGGCGCTGACATCGGTTGCTGCAATGTTTTGTGCGGCGGAGAATCCGGCGCTCTGTGCAAACATTGCTTCCAGGTATTGGTCGTAAGCACCGTAGCTAAGCTCGAAAGCAACGTCGCCCGATGCGTCAGCAGAGACTTGAATAAGGTCTGAGGTCATGCGATCATCGCGAATCTCTTCGCTGACGATGTTTGATATGTTATAGTTAAGGGATTCAGAGTTGTATCGGAACCGCTCGAAAACCGGTGTGGCATCCGTAACGCCGAAAACTGTTTCAGGCGTTCCTCTTAGTGCAGCTCTATTTGATGATGCAAAGGACATGAAAATCTCCTAGTAAATTGAATGAACGTAAAAATCACACGAGACGTTCAGCTGAAACCAGCCGTCTACTTCACCTATGTGATTTATATCCGGTGCCCCGCACACTATGTTGTCGAACTGCTGATTTCTCCACACGCCACTTACCGACTCAGCTATCGTGTTAGCTAGACTTGTCCCAAGCCCTACAGGTGTGTACACTTGAACAAAGATAACGCCTTGCTGACGGAAGTAGTTTCCACTAGCTCCGCCCATACTTGCTTGATTGGAGTCACCTTTAACTACCGACAGCCTTACAAACTCAGCCTCTCTATTCAAATCAAACGGCACGTTTTCGTGCTGTACATCAGTTAAGCTGTAATTTTCGGCGAATCTATTTATAATGGCTGTATCTATATCGTTAAGAGTCACCGGTGGCACCTCTTATTGAAAGTTCTACCATTCCTTTTGGCGATTTAAGAGTACCAATTCCATCATTCACTATCTGAGAGTATGGCTGGCCGTTTGTTATAAACACCTTGGTGTATGGTTTTACTCTACCCATTCTCGGCCATTTAGGTACATGTAGTGGCCTTTCCGGTGAGCCTCCATGTAAAACTGATTTATATACAGGAGCGTTTGTAGACGCAAACCACGCTGCACGCAATCTACCTCTGTACACTGGCGTCCTTCGATAGGCGCCCTGAAACACTCGCTTAGCTTTCAGCATGGTCAAGTTTTGAACTTCTTCGTCCACCTCTTGAACTACGAAGGCTTTGATGTCAGAGGTAAAACTCACTCCGATCTCATCAGTTCGACCGCAACAGCGGTAGATCCTGCGTAAATAGGTTTGACCTTTAATACGTTGAACACCTTACCTAACCCGTCGGATATCTCGCTATTAGGTGTGACTTGTGACAAATCGTCTTCGTCCCTTTTGAACAAGAACACCTTGGTAGAGTCCTTTACCGCTGTCGACCCTGTTACGTTACCGATTTCAAAGTCATCATATACACCTACAAACGTGTTTTCAGACGTCAACTTAGTGACAGTGTTTGTGGCTGTGTCTAGTGAGCTAGTACTTGTGCTCACCGAAAAGTTCAACATAAGATCATCACTTACGTTGATAGCAGTCTTGACAGCCTCAATAACCGTCTGAGCTAAGCTCATGTTCTTGTCACCGGCATTGAGACTACGCCTTGACTCAAGTTCGACCTGTTTTCACTTAGCAGCATCAACTGATCGTGTACAATACTTGGTATAAGCTCTTTCTCCTTTGACTTATCGAAGTCAAGGCGTATTGGGCCTATTTCCATCTCATCTATAAGATTTGCGCCATCATCGGCAAGCAGATCAGACTGAAGTATGTACAAGGCATAGTCACATATGGCGTCTGTTAGCAACTTTGGTAGTTCATCGTCCGCATACAGTCGTCCGTCTTGATCATACACACTAGATCTAGGCCACCTTAAAGCTTGAGCCTGTGTAGATATGGAGCCAAGAAAGTCGTAGCTGACGTTGGCCACCCTGGTAGCTTGTACCAGTGATGCCTCTTTGTTCTCGTCAGACGCAGATGTCCATGCTGAAGCATAAGACCTGACTTCAAAGAACGTGTCAGCGTCTGCTATAGACACATACGAATTGGCACTTGAGCCTCCAACTTCTGCGTCTATAGCCATGCTTAGCTAGCGCCTTTAGCCGCGTTATTGGCTGCGTTGTTGGCCGCAGTGGCTTCAGCGCGCTCTTTATTCGCTGCTTTCTTCGCCGCATTAGCTTTGCCGCGCTCTTCTGTTGCTGCGTCAGCTTTGGCTTTACTTACTTCATTTTCCAGCTCGGCCGCCCTGTCGTCTTCAACCTTGGCTGCGGCCGCCTTTTGGGCTTCCTCGGCTGATTCCTCCTCGACCACCATTGTGCAGCCGTAGTATCTGCACAGTAGACTTCCGACTTTATCATGATCCGTACTCTTATCAGAAAGAATAGGTATAGACATTTTACGGTTGACGAACTGATACCGCTTAAGTATTAGTTTGTCATCCTCTTTGCACGAATCTGGTAAGGTAATTACTGCTTTCCTCATATCTCTCTCCGTAATTTAAGATCGGGCTACCGATGTTAGTCGGTAGCCCTCTCGCAGATATTAGTCAGTAATACCGTCGGCGGCGGCAAGACCGAGTTCGCTATAATTAGCCAAACCTGTGTAGAACTTAACACGAGTGATGTTATCGTCCTTAGTCTCAGATTCACCGATATCAGCGATTCGAATACCTGCAGCGCCAAGAGCAGTAATACCAGAGATACCCATAGTCATAGAGCCATCATCCAAAGAGCCGGCCAGCAGGGTGGTCTGGCCTGAGCCAGTGCCTTTGACTTGATCCGTAGGGATGTTATCGTTACGGAAGATAGGAGTACCGCGGTAACCAGGAACTTGGGCACCTGATGGAAGAGTTACTACCTCGCCGATATTTGCTCCGCCTAATGCGCGTAGTAAACCAAAGTAAGTACGCAGTGTACGGCTGGGCATCATGATGTAATCGACAACGCCGTTCTTGTCAGTAACCTGGTCGAGCAATCCGTCCAAGACTTCAAAAGAAAGTGCTTGACCATTTGCGCCGGTGTCGATGGTCTGTGCTGCTGTAACAAGAGACAACAAACCTTCAACGTTGGCACCAGTTCCATCGCCTGTGATGAGCTGGTTACGATATGTCAAACCGATGTTCTTGGCTTTAGACGCGATCTGTACGGCCTTCTGGTTGGTGACGTTGGATCGTGTGGCTTGAATCAAGCCGTTAACTTCTGCATCACCGATGATAGTGGTGAGAGAGGTTGTAACGTTGGTGAAAGTTGCAGCCGCTTTTGCGGTGATAGTACCTCCGACTGCGAGAGTTTGGACATCGCCCAAAGCATTTTCGCGGTTGTAAGATAAAGCGTTACCCTCAATTTCAGAGAAAGGCAAAACTTCGAAAAATCGATCGACAACTACAATGTTTTCAATTACACCCGCAACAAGCATGTCTTGTGACAGCTTGGCGGATTCTGCTAACGTGACGGTAGCCATTAGAAATCCTCAAAAGTAAGAAAGTAAACCCTCCGGGCTGTTGCTAGGATTCCTCCGGAACCAATTTATATAGTACTAAGAGTTAGTAAGAATGTACATGCAGGAGACGCTAAAATTATGACTTCGGTATCCGCTGCGTAACCGTGTACTTACCTGCCAAGCTCTCACGCCCTTTACCTGAGGCGTCTATAATTCTGATGTCATGAAAGTACTTGCCCGCTGCAACAGCCCCAGCTAATGACATGTCTATGGCTATTTGCGCATTGGTTGCGGCACCGAATACTACACCGTCAGCCTCAAATACTAGAACCCCGCTTCCATCCTTTGCAGTATTGACCGTTATGTTGGCGGTCCAATCTGTGATATCAAACGCTGCCTTACTCTTGGTCAGGTTCAAGATTATGTCGTCCGTATCAAGAGTGCTGCGCTCTATGTTCGCCTCTAATATAGTCCCATATGTAGCCACTAACAAATCTCCACGTCTATACCGCTGTCCAATTCGATGTCGATACCTTCTTCTATATCGACTTTTATCCCTTCCTCAATCTCTACACTTATTTGCACGATCTCCACCTTCAACTCTGATACCAATAGTGACTTTGCGCTGCCGGTTTGGGTGATGCTTAGCATGTGCTCCGCCAAGGTTGCGGGTCCTGTCAAGGACGTCAGCTCTAGCACACGCTCAGCCAGAGTTGTCAAAAGTCAACGCCGTGAACAACTTTAGTGGCTGCATTTAGTACGGCTGTTTCGTCCAGCACCTCAGTTCCCGCTGACCCATCTACGATGTCAAACGGCTGACCTCTTAGGTGGACTACTCCACCAGTGCAGGTGGCGGACAGCACAAAACGACCGTCGGAAATAATACCAATCGAATGGTCGCCTGCTACAATGCCACCCATGCCGAGCGAGCCTAAAAACCCACGAACCTGGGCGTTCCCTGCGTCTACTGTTAAAGTTGCGTAACCAAGACCTGTAACTCCAGAGTGACAGTTAGTATACTCAGAGTCTGCGCCTTGGTTGAAGTCGCCAAGGAACGAACAGTCGCTAAAGGTACCTCTCGCAACAAAACCTGTGTCCAGCTCACACGTTTCAGCGGACAGATCACCTGCAGAGTCCCCTCTAAGCACGCAACGCTTAAAAGTTGAGCCACTTACATTGTAGCCTCCCAAGTCAATTCTTGGATAACTAAGACCAGAAATACTGAAGTTCTTTAAATTCCGGTCAACGTTGATATCTGAAAAGGTAAAAACCTTTTGGATACCGTTTGCTTCTGCATAGTCCAAAGCGCTAGCTACAGTATTAAACGGAGCTCTTTGTGAGCCATCGCCCTGAACAAGAAGCTCGGTGTTCAAGTGGACAATTCGGTCTTGCCAAGTATGGACTTCTGACAACTGGTCGCTTTGACCTTGAGTTAACCCAGAACCTGAAGCTATTAACTGCAAACCGGCCGAGTTAAACGATACAGCAGACACACCGTTAACAACCATAATATCCACAATGTTGTTATTTGAGCCTTTCAGATTCACTCTAGAAACAACTGGGTCAAATGTCACGGTGTACCCGTTTATAACTTCGTCAAACCCTGCATAATCAGCGCCAGAAAAGTCTAATTTCGGGTTTGTGTGATCTAGAATTTGCGGCCACGGTAGCCCATCAGCAAAACCCCACTCAAGCTGCCTTATTTCATCGTGGAATTGGAGTAGATCAAGCTCATATATACTGCCGGATATCAGTGTTAATTCTGATGCCGGAATATATATGTGCTTGATGTTCCATGTTACCGTGTATGGCATTCTATTATTCGCTATCCATCTGGACAGTTAGAGATAGGCCAGCTGTACCGATTGTGCCGGCGATGCCTACAGGTTTGTGAGGCGTGCCGGGCTCACCGTGTCTCACCCAGCCAACCACGTCAATATCCGCACTATAGATCAAGGATGTTGAAGCAGTTCCGCCGTCAGTAGGTATGTTGTCGTATAGCATTGGGACAATCACGTCCTTTCCGGCAGTGTAATTCGCGCCTAGTGTGCCACTTAAGGTGAATGTAGATCCTGACCATGAGGTATACACTAGCTGTTCAAATGTGGTTCCTTCAAGAACAAGGACTGACCCAGACGGTGGCGTGTCTGATGCAATGGCCTCATTAATAACAAAAGTTCCATTGCCTGAGTTATTCCCAGCTGCCGCAGTGTATTGAGTTTGATCAATGCCGCCAGTTCCGCCGTCTTTAATAGCCAAGATGACATGGGCATTAGTTGTGCCGTTTGCAGTTACACTAATTGGTACGTTATTGGGTGGCTGGAGAGGGCCACTTCCATCAAGAGGCTTAACGGAATCAGCTGAAGTTAATTCACCTGGCACAAAACCAATACCAAAGTCACCAATCCAAGCAGAGCCAGTAAACTGGCCAAGGTGGTTTGGGCTTGGGATAAGAGAAGTCACTGACACATTAACGGTATTTGAAGCGGTTGCCCCTGAAATAATAGTGCCGTCTGTCGGGTTGATTCCCGTTAAAATGTGAATCCAAAGCTCAGAGGTTGAGGCATCAGACATATCATCTGCAGCCATCAAGATGCCGCTAGAAGCAGTGCCAGCTTCTGTCCAATTTACAACTTCATTTTGAACCCAAGTTCCACCACCTGAAGTGTCCACATCACAAGCAAAGGTTGGGCCTCCTGTAAACAGGTCACCATCAATGCCGTAAAGCAATGACGAAGTGCCCCGCACCATTTCAGCCTTTGTCCACTCGTACAGAGCCTTTTTGTCATTGCCGCCATATGTCCACTGGGACAAATAGGGCTTTAGGCCTGATCCGTCGCCGATATCAAGGGATTGGTAGCCCTCTGTATTAGTGATTCCAATGTACGCTTGAACGGTGCCAATTAGTGTCGTGTTCTGAGGGTCTGGGCTTGTGTTAATTGCAGCAACCGACTCACCAAGGCCAAGCGCCGTTCTCCATACGGCATATGTATCACCCCACTCATTCGCCTTAACAATCACACGCCCTCCGTCTATATCAACCCCGCCGGAGCGTGTTTGGATCAAGATGCGCATCAAAGTTTGGCTATCGGTTTGGTTTTTGCCAGTGCCCCAGTGTGATGTCAGCAGAGCATTGTCTTGAATAATTTGCAACTGTGTTGCGGAAGCAACGCTGCCTAGAACAATAAGGCCGGGAAATCGGTCATCGCCGTTATTCTGCTCAATGGAGCCGCCAAAAAAGTATTCTGCTTCAGTGGCTGTTATATTGTAATTAACAGAATACTGAGTAGTGTGATCTTGAAGTGTAATAATCGTCCCAAGGGCTTCTGAGGTGGACGGGTTTGGCTTTGATAAATTGACCTCATCGTCACCAGAAATTGCCAGATCCCAAGCAATCTTTTGAAGGGATCGATGAACCCACCAAGTGTGAAACGTGTCAACCCCCGCAACATAGCGTATGTCACCATTTGCAGAAATCTGAAATTGCGCAAGAAAGGCTGTTACCGCTGTTGCCGCATCTGCATCTTTGGCGTAAATTGTCATCTGTCAATACCTTTAGATTGGGTTTAGTCGTACATCTAGCAAAAGGCCAGTGTTTGTGATTGTTCCGCTAATGTTCTTTGGGGTGTAATCAACCCCAAGTAAGTCCCATTGTCTGACCCAGCCTTCAACAGGTGTGTCGCTTACGTATGTAATACCTGTTGATATAACTCCAGACCCGTCAACAGCACCGCTTAGCAGCACCGACTTGTCAGACGATTTAACCAGTTGCACATGAGAGTTAGGAAGTGGAAGCCCGGTTTCATCATCATAAACTGTTACTTGCACAGTAACCAAACCGCTGACAACAGTAGTGGTTGCACCGACGCCATTCCTCACTGATATTGCGCCGCCACTGTTAATTACGTTTATCGTAATAGCCTTCCCAGAGTCATTAAAAATAGTCGCATCTGTTGGACCGGAATTAGCAACAAGGTTGCTGCCAACTGCTGCGTTATAGCCGGAATAACTTTGTGCGGAAAGATTAATAACAGCCGGTGTATTTGAATCAAACCTAATAGCGTGGTTAGAATTGCCTACAAACACAGTACCGTGCAAGTAAATATTGGGGTCAGATGTCTCATCCCATATCAAAGCGGATGCACCTGTGAACTTAGAGACTAACGCATTTGACATATCGCCAAGAGCTGGCGTTATTTCTTCGCAGTTCTGCAAAATTGCATTGGAAAAATCAACACCAGATGTCAGCGTCAAGCCTGCAAAATTAACAAAAGAGGCAGAAGAGAAATTACCTGCGCCACTGACTCCAACTACCTTAAAAACTGCCCGAGTGTCCGCTATTGAAACAGTTCCACGGCTGATATAAGAGTTGTTTGAGGCATCAATGATTGTTCCAGCATCACCTAGATCAATTACCAATCCTGAAAAATCAGCCCCAAACCATCCATCAGGAAAGACAATTGTTTGACCGTTATCAGTGAACTCTGTTGCGGCGGAGGTTAGCACCTCAAGCGCAGCCGTGGCGCCTATGGTCAGCTTGCCGTAAACAAAAAGAATGCCTTCTTTTGTGCTTATGAACCCGAAGCGACCTGTTGTTGGATCACCTTCATCATCATCAACAAAATCTTGAAAAGTTGCTACAGGGTCAGCGCCCGTGCCACCTGTAACATAAAATCCAGAGCCAATGTCAATGGCATCCATCACAAGGTTTTCAGCTTTTGACTGTGGCCCTGAAGCGAAAATCCCAAAATAGTCTGCAACTGACATATCTGGATTGCCAACAGTTGCATTCCTGTAGCCTGCGATAGTTGGGTCAATTGGAATCAACAAGAACCCGCCAACTGGCTGATAATTAACAGTGGTGTTATCTGCAAGCAAATACTCTCCATAAGCGGTACCTGCAGAGCCAATCCTGGCCTCCAGCAAAGTGATGCCAGCGTAGTTTGTGACCAGCACCTTATAAAGAACAACACGCCTACCAGCGGCAGTAAAGTCTCGTTGTGCACCTGTATCTGAAAAGAACCCAGCGTTGGTTACTTTACGTGAGATTGCCAGCCCATTTTGATAATATGCTTCATCTTCAACGCCTGCCCCGGCACCTCCGCCGATACTTGAAATATTGGCGGTGGTATCCATGGCGTCAGCGCGAACGCCGTCAAAACCAACAGCAAGTAGTGTCATAGCATTATTTTACTGGTTGAACTTCCGGCCATAGGCCGAAAAGGTCACTGAAGTTAAATCACTAATGCCGCTATTATCCGCGACAATTTTCACCCGGAACGTAGACCCAAGAACACCAGTATTATAAGATTGTGAGGCAATTGGTATATTTCCAACGTACATATCATTTTCAGCTCCATTGAAATCAGGGACATTGGGAGCCATGATTAAAATTTTCTTTGTGGCGCTCTCTGAGGATTTTAATCCGCGAAATTGGTATCCGGCTGGATACCAAATGCCGGCCATTTTCTGCTCAATAATTGCATAAAGCTTATAATCAGCGGGTGCGTTTGCGCCGTCTGGAGTAAAACTCTCGTAATCTACAATTAGCTCAATGGCATTGAACCCTGAGTTGTTAGTGACCTCGCTGCTAATGGCAACGACATCTCCGACATAAGGGCCATCCACAGTCTCACTCGCCCATAGCGTGAAATCTTCAGCAGCAAAGCTATGCATGGCGAACGCAGTTAAAACAATAAATAAGAACTTTTTCATTTTCAAACTCCAGTTGGTTAAGTTGTTACGGTTGATTCAATACGAAGCGCCACAGGCGATCTGCTAGCCATTGAAGGCGACATCCTCCAAGGTGGCACATTGTTAAAAAGTCTCACACTTGCGTGCTCACAGGAGGCACCGAACAGTTCAGAGCAAAACCAGCTTTCATCGCACTGCCGTTGTTTGCGCCATAAAAACCCGTGTATACCCCAGTAATCATATTCCTTGCCAACTTGAGCTAAAACGAACTCTCGAATCAAGCCTTCTTGCTTGGCAGAGACATCAATGTAGTAAATATCTACAGGAGTGCCAGGTTTATGGCCGTCTGAAATAGAGTTGATGATGCGAACTGAATTGCTACCCTCCCAAGCCTCCACGATCAAATCGTCTTCAAGCATGATTGCAGTGTGGCTATACTGGCCCCAGGTGAGAAGTTTTATGGCTTTACTGCCTATGCCTTTACCTTTGTACTGAGCGATTCTTATGGCCATACTAAAACTCCTCGACGACTTGCTTATCAAGCTCTATTTTTAGCGACTGCTGCAGTTCCCGCAAGTGCTTTCTTTCGCTACTAGTCGCCTTCCCTGTACGATCTAGCTCTGACAGACGGTGTATCTCGGAGTTGTAGTTTTGTACGGCCATTTTACTAAAAGAGCGCATCATCGTTCGCTCTAGACCATCTAGCCTTAGCTCAACCGCCAAGAACTTTTCAGCGCTTTTTTGTTCGTATAAAATAAGGTCGGCTTTCACAGACGATTTTTGGGCAAACACATTGTAAGAGTGACCCATTCCAGCGCCAGCTATGATGATCACAAACAAGAATAGGTATGGGTGCCTAGAAAAAGTCTGCTCAAATATATTGTCTACGAAACCCATGCACATTCCTTTTACTGCGTTTTTAATTGTATTAACCGCCTAGCCCGGCGGAGATTTTATCAATAGAGCTCATTTTCGATGTGTCGGCACCGAATCCCTTTACGCCTTGAATTATGCCGGCCCCTTTGGGTTGCGTAAACAAGTGAGGCGCTGACTGCTTCAGGCCGGTTGCCCACTCCTTTGTAGTCAGCGGCTTAACACCGTCTGCGCCGTACATGATTTGGGCTTTAGAGTCAAACGGAGTAGACGCACCGTCTTGCAACTTGAACACCTGACGACCACGAAGCAAAATATCGTCCATGGCTTCCGGCAGTACACCGGCTTCTGTAGCTGCTGTACGAAGGTCGTTGCTGACTAGCACTTCTTCCAGTTGACCTTGCGCAGTGCTAAGTTTACCGGTGAGTGCTGACATTGCAGTTTCGTGCTCAGACTTCATCACGCCAACACGATCATTGACTTGAGCTGCTACAAGACCGTCAATGTCTTTGTTATCGAACAACTGCTTGTCGCGAATCTTGCCTTGAGTTTCTTTCAAACCAGGTATGTCGGCTGCGTCAACGCCTAAAGACATGAAGCCATTGTACGTTTCAATGTTTACGTCTTTGTACGTGTCTAACTGACGCTTAAGTTCGATGTTGTTATTGCGGAACTCATCAACCCGCTCTTTGGCGACGGCGCCTTCGACTTGTAAGTAGTGATTGCCGTCGTCATTTGAGGTGTACAAGGCTTGAACATTGTCAGCCAAGCTTGTGAAATCGTCATTTGGTACTTTAAATTTGAGTGTCATGATTGTTTCTCCGTGTCATTGTTTTCGGTTGATGTAGTTAATACTTCTTTCTGCTGTGCTGCAAACTCTTTTGAGTAAGCTTCAAATCGTACCTTGTACTGCTCCGTAGTCATACCAGGTTCGAACAGTTCGGCGCGCTGTAAATTGTAGAGATACGTGTCCATGTCCATGCCGCCAGAGGTGTACATTTCTAGCAGCACACTCATAGCTTGGGGTGAGATGGAGTCGCTCAGGAAGTCTTTGTTTAGGGCGATGGTCGGCGTTTCCGCCTCACCTAGCCAAATTGCTAACTCTTTAAGTATGGCGTTTATTGCCAATTGCAAGGACGACGCAATTCCGCCCAGCATATTGGACTCGCCTGCATAACGCAGTCTAACTGTGTCGCTAGACTCTGATCCTTTGCGATTCTGATCTATGAGCCTTGCGCTCATAGTGGCCATTTGCGACTCTTTCTCTTTAATCGCAGTCTCTAAAGACCTAAGACCTTCACCGACGAACTCAAGATAAAAAGCTTTTGCGTTTACCTCAGGCAAGCCGATGGCTTCGGTAGAGCCTATGTTTATCGTCTGTGTGTCTTTTACACCGGTTACCACAGGCGTTGGCAGAGCGGTAAAGTGACGGCCGTGCTCTAAATCTGCACTGGTCATGTAGTGAGATAGGTTTATCTCTAAGATGTCAAGTATCTTAGCTCTGTTTATATCCGGGCTCAGGCCGAGTGAGTTAACGAACAAAAACGGAATATGGTCAACTGTCTTATCGTTTATGGTTGGCTCTACAAAATCGCCACTGGCCTCAATCTCGCCTTTGTCGCTCTTTTTGTACTTCTGAATTCGGTACGCGTTATCTTCCATGTACAGGACTATGTATACGTCCTCTGAGACGTGCTCAAAAGGGTCATTTTCGTGCGCAGAAGCTTCGACCTGGTGAAGGACTACCATTATTAAGTCGTCGTTGTCGTCATAGCGCCAGTTAATTATCTGTAACGCATCGAACATCTTGACTTCCGGCTCTCCACCGCCAGCGGGTGAATCGATGAGATAACCTACTCTGTCGTACAGCAGTATACTGAGGATAGACTCTTTGACTGTTGCCTCTAACGTCATTCCGGACTTAAAGTCTTCGATGTATCGTTCAAACGCCGGCGTCACATTGCTAATTGTCATAGGCAGACGAGTCATCACGCCTACAAGGCCGTCAGCTACTCTACCTGTTACGTTGTGAAATAGAGCCCGACCCTTGTACGACGAATATTGAAACAAGCTTTGTTTTTCTAGTGGCGGCAGGTAAGCAGATCCTGCGTACTTTGACTTGTTGTCAGGGTTGTGGCCATACACATCAAACCAAGTTCTTAGCTTGATTGCTCTGCTACCGTCGTATACATCCGACGCTTTAATGAAGTCGGCAACATGCTCTGCGTATTCTGGATGAACTGAATCAACCGGCATTATGCACCCTGCACTTGTATAGAGACAGCAGCTCGATTGCTGTCAAGCAGACGGTAGCGCAACGTGTCCCAAAAGTGGTCATTTGATTTAGTGTCCACGTCTTCCGGCTTCTTCTCGTCTCTTGGCATGGTAGATATTATATTCCTGCAATCTATCGTACTCTTCCTGAAAAAGTAAATCCCTGGCTTATCATACGGGTTATCTACGCTATTCCGTAACTTTTGGCGAAACAGACTTAACCCGTTCACTCTACTGCCTGGCGATTTATCTGCTTTGTACCAGTTTATCCCAGACTCGTCCATCATGCTGGCAATGGAGTCGCCTCTGTCTGTATCGAAGATAGAAGAGTCAGCGGGCCCTGGCATTACGCGACCTCGTATACCTGACTCTAACTCTGTCTCTTTAATCTTTCTCGCAACCTGGTACGGAGTTTCACGAAGCCCTTCATCGTTCTTATCCGCACCATAGATCTCGGCGATGACAAAGAGTGTGCCTTTAGGGAAGCTCTTGACGTTACCATCAAGTATGACTTCTTCGCCGTTGCTTTCAGCGTACCACAGGACTGCATACGGCGCACTTGAGCCGTAATCGTACGAGCGATCAATTCTCCAACGTCTAGGAATATCAAAGCCAGTAATAACGTGCACGTCAGTGTCCCATAGATCATCAACAGCGCCGCCGCACACAATGTCCCAATCGCCGTTAAGAAGCGCGTCAGACATTCCATCTTCACCCAGTCCGCGTACTCTGTCTTTGTAGCCCGGATCATTATCCGTAAGCGTGGGGTTGTCATCGATTCTGCTCTGAATAAATTGACGGGTCATCCCTCCATCTTCTTTCGGCGCAACCCAAGGCTCTTCGCCATGGACAACGAACTCGCGCTTAAAGAAATTGTGCGACACATTACCAGGGTTACTGCCTGATATAATCCTTGGGAACATAGACTTCAGCTTTATGGTTTTGCCAGTGTTGTCCTGAACATCCAAATCTGGTATCTTAAGACCACCTAAACGGACCCTAGACCTTAAAAACTTATACACATACGCCGATAAGTGAGTCGACTCATCCAGCAATAGCAACCCTATCTGCGCACCCTGGTAATTGAGGACGTCGCTATCATACTGACAATGCGTCAACTGTATCCTGCTACCATTTTGGAAATCGAATGAGTTATCGCTCTTATTCCATACGACTAGCTTCTTATCCAGCATAGCCTTTAGCAGCTCTGGATAGCCACCAGGTGTGTGGATATGGTTTCTCATTAGGTCTTTATACGTCCGCCTAAACAAGTAGACCTGTAACCCTGGCACCCACACCGAATACACTATGCTAGCAACGCGTAGAAGGTGACTCTTCCCACCTCCAACCGCGCCGCCAAAAAATATCTCTTGAGCCGGACTCATCAGAGCAAAATACTGTCTCGGATGAAGTGCGACTTCCATGATCAGCCCGTCGCGGCAGAATCTGGGCTTATAACTCGCACAGACAACACACCGAAGTCAACATCGACCTCAGCCTTGACCTCCATCGACTTAAGCTGCGACTCTGTGTATCGCGCAATAGTTGTATGACACTCCGCCTTTAGCTTAAGATTGGCGTCATTATCATGCGCAATCTCGGCCAAACTCAACAGAGGATGGTAATTAGGGTATTTTACACGTATCAGATCAAGTATTTTCTTGCTCTGAACTTCATTTTTGGATTCGCTCATAGGTACAATATACAGCATTGGTTGCCGTATGTACATACTTGGTGTAAGTTTATTGGCTCACCTCCGCCGCCATAGGTACATCAATCGTATTAACGATGTAGCCAGAGTTAAGTTGTAGTTAGTAGCTATACTAATACGTTATTTTTACTTAATCTGGCTACTTCTTGTTTGACGGTTACAATACCAAGTTGCTGGACGTGGCCTGAGAGCGTCGGACTGAGTCTTAAAAGGCTAAATACGCGTATTTTAGCCTTATTAAGGCAGACCGGACCTAAAATTGAGCTTGACCGACCCTAAAAGCTGAGAATTGAAAAATTTTTAGAGAGAATAAAGCGTCTGTGATGCTGAGGCGAGAGACCTGAGCCACAATACTATAGCCGATCTTGCCGGATCAGCTATAGTACGACACTCTGCAGCTCTGCACTGAGATATTTGGACGCTAGGCACTCTGCAACTCTGCAACTCTGCAACTCTGCAACTCTGCAACTCTGCAACTCTGCAACTCTGCAACTCTGCAACTCTGCAACTCTGCAACTCTGCAACTTCGTACTAGGCACTCCGCAACTTCGTACTAGACTTTAAAAGTGCAAAAATTTCCAGCGAACAGAGCCCGAGCGCCGGAGCTGCGGAGGGCCCCAGCCTGCTCCAATCGATGGATATAAAGACAAAACGATATAACTAAAGAGTATAAGGCGATTAAGATCTTTTTGTTATAATAAATCTCCAACTTTAGATCAAAAGATTATAGCGAATAACTATAACCTTAAGATCTAAGAGTTCAGGTAGATATAACTTTAATCAACTACTTGGTTTCGGCTACGTCAGCTACCTTATTTGCTTTATGAACCTGCTTGAACGTGTACTCGTTTCGTGCTGAGTAGATTTGAGCATACGATAAACCTAGTGCTTCTGCTGCGACCTTGTGAGAGTCGTCCTTGCGAACTCCGTAGCATACCATGTGTGCATCGTCTTCCGTCATGGTTCGTGTTGATGTCGGACCTCGATCGCGTCCTTGCGGCATCGCTGCCAAGCGCTCTGTTAGCTCTGAGACTGCGCTCTCCAACAGCTCGATACGTACCTCTAAAGATGCTACAGTTGATGTCTTTTTGCTTGTTTGAGTTGTCATGGTAGTATTCCTTTGGGTTAATCAAACCAGTTATTTGATTTGATGTGACTATTATATCAGGCTTTCAAACTTTGTACAATATCTTTTTGATATTGTAATCACGACTACTAGATCAATTAGATATTGTTAATATCGGACATTCTGTTGTCGATGGTGAGACTTTGGTTTTCGGCAAAATTGGCTACCACCATACTGCCTATCAAGAATGATGCAGCTATAACTGTAAGTGCGATAAGTATTGATTTCATTTTTAATACCTCTCTGTTTGTGTGTGTGATTATTATATCAAATTATCAACTTATGTACAATAACTTTTTCGTCTAATAATCGTATTTAATAGTTGATTTTATTATTGTACAATAAAAACCTTTTTATGATATAATAAAATAGAGAGAGATTTTTAGGGTGACCTTAAATTCGTCCGTCTATTTTATTGTATCACGTTTCGTCATAAAAAGATAATAACTTTTTCGTCTAATAATCTATTTTTATATTATATTTTCATTATAACTTTTTGATATATTAATTAGATTATTAGATTATTAGGTTATATGTGTTTTTAGATCAAAAAGTTATAAGACGAAAGGTGTATTATACTAGAAAGGAATAAGGACAAAATATCAAAAGGTTATAAGACAAAAGGTTTAATATACGAAAAAGGTATTGTTCAAAATAATTATTGTTGGTATAGTAAACCTATCAAATCAAATAACTGATTTGAATTATTAAGGAATATATCTCATGACTACTAAAACTGACAATACCACAAAGGCCCGAAAGGTCACTGTTGAAACTTTAGCCACAAAGGTCTCAGAGCTAGAAGCCACTATTTTAGCTCTACAAGAAAGGGTCGAAGAATTACCGAAGGGCAGAGATAGAGGTCCTAGCTCAACAAGAACCATGGTGGAGGAGGATGCACAAAGGGTCTGCTATGGAGACCTGAAGGACTTACCTCACAAAACTGCAGCGAAGGATTTAGGGTTATCGTACGCCCAAGTCTATTCGGCTAGAAATGGTTATACCTTTAAGCAAGTCCACAAGGCAAATGAAACAAAATAAACCCAAAGGATAAATGAGCAAAGGGTCGCTTAGGTGGCCCTAGTTCATCGGATCGGAGGTTCTTTTATTTAAAAAGGAACTTCTCCGCGGACCGCCCCTGCGAGGACGCTTTTCGTCCATGTATTAGGTCCTACCTTAAAGGCCCCCAGAACTGAGGCCCCTGCGGGGACAGAAGGTCCTACCCTAAAAGGCCCCCAGAACTGAGGCCCCTGCGGGGACAGAAGGTCCTACCCTAAAAGGCCCCCAGAACTGAGGCCCCTGCGGGGACAGAAGGTCCTACCCTAA